AACTAAATGCCGTTGCTGTACCGTCTCCCCGAAAGGAGGAACAAGTACTGGTGTTCGACACCAAAGCATCGGTCCTACGGTTGCGTGCGGCCGGACTAACGTCCAGCCAGGCGCAAGCCATTACCCGGGACGTCCAGAAGTGGATAATCGGGAGTGGTGAAGAATGGGCGGTTGACCGGGTGAAGTCCATTAAAAAGGACCTGCTCCGGCACTACGCTGGGTTGAGCCCGGTGAAAGACCATTCGTGGATCCGTTATAGGAAAAACGGACCGAAAGGTTCCTTTTCCGTGCTGTTCCGCATGAGTAAGAAGCAATTCCGAAAAGCGTGGAACTGCGTAATGGTATACTCAGGGCTGGTTTTCAACCATCCTACCCTTAGGATGACTAACCGGCAATGGGCGAAGATGCGAGGCGCAGTAATGCGCGATCCAGTGAATCACGAGGACCTTGTTGAAGGTCTTACGTGGGTCCACAGGTCCCCGCTCTCCGTTCGGATTAATGTATCCGAAGAAACGGGTATGCCACTTATGTGGTATAAACCGTCTCCCTCACGGCGAGCTCCTGTTGGGCAGCGTACCGTCCCAGACATCGAAGGAGTAATTAACTCCTTAGATTGTCTGTCCCGACGTGCCACTTGGACTAGCCAGAATATGGACATTCTTCAAGGCACCCTGCGGGGTATAGAACCTATCGAACGTGATATCCTTGAGGCTAATCTTGAGGACGAACTGAAGAGTGGTTCTGCACCCTTAGCAGAAGACTACCGTCCATTGATGGGGACGATAGCTCTGATCCAGGAAGCGGGGATGAAACTCCGCTTTGCTGCGAACCCGTACCGGGTCTACCAGATGGCTCTTCGCCCTCTGGGTCAGGCTCTGTATGATGCCTTGAAACGAGTGCCGAACGATTACACGTTCGACCAGAATGCCGGCGTTGAAGCAATTCAACAATGGCTGCTAGACGGTTATCCATCTATCAGCATGGATCTGTCGAATGCTAGTGATAACATTCCTCTAGATCTACAGCTCGAACTTATGAGCCGTCTAGGTGTAAGCACTCGTTGGATCCAGTTCTACCACGACTGTTGTCGTGGGGACTGGTACCTCAACGCAGTTAGAGGCGGGCCAACCACCCAAATCAGCTGGACAGTTGGGGCTCCACTGGGTCTGTATCCTGTGTTTGCCAGTTTCACACTCTGGCATCACTCATTGGTACAGCTGTGCTTCCATGACCTAGGGAAACCAAAGGTTCGTGGGGTATGGCCATATGCCATCATAGGTGATGACTTGTGGCTCGGGGACATGGAGGTTGCGAATCTCTATGTCGACCGTATGACGACCCTTGGCGTTCCAGCATCAACCTCAAAAGGGTTGGTGTCAAGGAATGTCGCCGACTTCGCAGGCCGGGTGATCACACCTAACGAGGTGATCCAGGGATTCAAGTGGAAGGGTCGGTGTTCCGACGAGTCTTTTGTAGACTATTGTCGTAACATCGGTCCCGGGGCTCTCATCCTAATGAAGCCTCGCCAACGAGCGGTGATCAGTTACATTGCTGATCTGCCTGAACCATGGGGTTTAGGCTGGAATCCGTTCGGTATTCCTCTCTCGGAGCGGTTAACACCGCAGATTGAGAGGGTGTGGTCACGCGAAGAGCGAATACGCACCTTCGAGAGAGGAGCCACTTGGATAAATCGCATCCTGTATGCTGCGGATAGATTTCACCGCACGCCTTGGATTAGCGATAATCTAGACGTTGCTCCCCTAGCCTCCGACCAGGAGGCTCTGATGCTGACCTCTCAAGTTTTCCCCGGGTGGGAACCCGGTGTCTACTTGTGGGCCAACGTGGCTGAGTTGGTCCTCCGTGAGGAGGAGACGCTCTCGCCACAGGGACGTGGTTTACTCCGCCTTATGCTTCAGCGGGTCTCGTCTCTCGAGAAGAGGGACGAAGTTCCAACGTTGGTACAGTTGGAGCGCAAGATTCGTCGAGTGCTAGCGCGTGATCGATAGACCAAGCGCTGTGACCCTACTAGTTGCAGCGTCAACTGCCCCAGATAAAAGAGACCCTTGAGTAAGGTTGTGGGGCGCCAA